GTTCTCATAATCCATATAGCCATATACAGATTCAACGTGATTTAATGCCTCTGTTACTTTACTTAACACCCACGGTTCAGCACTACCGTGTTTTGCAACTAAATCATGTAGCATAGCTGATAATTTGACTAACCGAAATAAACTCTGTCTAACCATACCTGCATTCGTATCTTCATGATTTTCCATACCTTCACAGTCTTCCTCTGTACCACATTCTCCGCAAGGTTCAGACGTCATGTCAATTTGCTGCATTTTTGTCGTAGATGGCTGGATACTGCCATTATCACCTCGTGGACCGAGATTCATCTCTGTAATTTTTTGTACGTAAACTTCGTTAAGTAGTTCGATATCTTTTGCAAACATAGCTATGTATATTTATTTTTAAAGTAGCTAAATTGCGTAATATCTGAGTAATCTTTATAAGATAAAATCTTTGGTGGTATATCTTTTTTTTGCTGAAAAATTTTTATTCCTTCTGCAGCAGTCTCTGGTGTCATATAATAATGATAGCCTATATCTGCTATATTGTCATCAATATACATGACATCATCATATATTGATCTACCATCATATCTCATTTTTTTAAGACGTTCATACCACACTTTATTATCTAACAATATCATCCCGCCGCGACCTATATTAATATGCTTTTTAATATGAAAAGAAATTCCCATACATGTATTAGGTATGTAACTATTGCGTCTCCATAATGTTGCTGCGTCAATAATACTCGGTGTAAGATAATAATACTCTTGCCATAAGATATCATCAAATATATATTTTGATGATATTTTTTCGAGCATGAATGGAATTGAAATGTATGTTTGCTTCGGGCATATTATTTGCTGTTCACTGCATAACTTTATACACATCTCTAAACCATGTGTACAGCAATCAACGGCTAATGCATAAGGAGCACCAAAAAAATGTGCAATTTGTTTTTCAAATTCTAGTAATTTATTAAATTCACTCATATTTTAATTGGTTATATAAATCATTCGCAGTATATTGTTGTGTTAAAAAATTGTTAGTGTTATGCAAAGCTATATCTTTTGTTTCGTTTACCCAATATTCGAGATCAATATTACTAAGTCGTAACATCTCTTTAATTAACAGTTTTATTCTCTCGCTTTCTGTTTCACCTTTGTCAAATTCATAGTTAATAAACGGGTACAGTTTATACCCCTGATTTATTAAATGATTGCTGATATTCTTGTATCCTAACCATATAAAAGGTATTCCGCACAGAATAGGCTTATATATTTTCTCTGTAATGCTCGGCGTATCGGTATTAGTTTCAAGTACTATATTAATGTAGCTGTCGAGTACCTGTATAGGTATGTCATATTCATGACCGTCATTATAGATATGCTCTTGCTTTTTAAGCAAAATACCCTCGTTGTTATATACTTTGTGATAAATTAAGTCTTTAATAATACTGTACCTTTCAGGTGTCAGGTAATTTTGTACATAACGATGTGTACTATCGTAATTCATACAAATAATACTATAAAAATAAAAATTATTAATAAGATTATTTTTTTTACATTCGTATAAAAAATTTATTCTGTGCGGTCTCTCATATAATAGTCCATACAGTACTGAAAATTTATATTGTCTTTTTTGCAAAAAAGTATAATGTTTATTTTTTATTTTTTTAAATAAAAATTTATCAAATACGTTTGTATGTACAAGACAACAATCATTAACTATTTCAAATGCGTTAATTAGTATTTTAATATATTTTTTATTATATCCTTTTTTAATATAAAATTTCTCTATATACTCATTGATTTTTTCCCGCTGTAATTCAGTAATACATTCGCGAATGTAGTTGAGACATATTCTTATATTATGTTGTTCACAGAAATTATACAAGTATTGCGGAATTGATGTAATACAGTGAAGTAACATTACAAAGTCAATACATGGTACCAATATAATGTTAGTGTGTTCGTGTATAGGTATGTCGACATTAATTGTGCGTGTATGTACTGTAAAATAATCTGTTACGGCATCATTAAAGCTGTTTATTATTTCTTTTCTTTTTTCGTATATGGGTTTATCATTATAAGTATAAACTACGCTTCCGCTACTCTCTGTACTTCGATGATATATGAATTCAGGTAAAAAAGTAACTGGACATTCGCCGCTCTTATTAACCCATATGTAAATTTCCGGCTTCGTAGTCATATGTCACAAGGTATATCTTCCTTGATACCATACAGGCTCTTGTGACGTGTAGATGGTGTAGATACATTAGATGTATAGTAGAAAAATCTTACTGCGTTTCTTACGCCGACAACAGGGTGCACGAAATGTCTAATTGATTCACTATGATTAAAAATCACAACTCTATTTCTTTTTACGGGTAATTTCACTACATCAATAAACTCTATCTCGCCGCCTGACTCCGGTGTTGTAAGGTATATCATTACAGTACATGCTCTATACAATTTAAGTCGATCATTCCAATTAAAATCAATATGCGGCTTTAAATCACCGCTATCTTTAATCTGACTGTAACCTGCACCTATCATATGTGGATCCGGTATAAGGTAATTTATACCGGTTATTTGTTCGAGTTGTTCGATAAATTTTGAAGAAGAACATTCAAAATATAATTTTCTAAGCTGCGTATATCTGGTAATATTATTACATTCGAGCATATACGAGCCAGCACGGTCAAATAGTCTCGGCCATTCTATTGTTTCGATCTCAACATCAATATCTTTTAGCGAATTTTCTGATAAAACATTATCTATATACGCAATAAGTAGCGGTTCTTTTATTACATTTAGTGATACATCTGGTAATATCATTTTATTAATGATAATTTATTAGTTACAACAATGCCAGCACATTTATATTTTGTATAAATATAGTAAATGACATTTAGAGAATATTTTTATGAAAAGAATTGTTGGAGAGGCTATGTAAAGCGCGGCATTAAAAAGAAAGGTAACAAGCTTGTAAATAACTGCGTAAAAGAAGCCGAAGGTAAGATGGTTCTTTCAGTTATAGAGAATATTTTTATAGAGGGCATTGGAAGCGTAAGCGCAAAAATAGATAGCGGCAATGAAGCCTATAATGTTTTACACGGTATAAACACTAATATTGCCGGTAATGAAGTGTCATTTATAACTGTGAATGATAAGCGCGTAACTGCGCCGCTTGTTGATACTACGGTGATACATATAGGCAGCGGTGTAAAGGAAGAGAGACCCGTCGTAGCACTCAACATTAAGCTAAAAGATAAAATCTACCGCAACATACCATTTAGTCTTGCAGATCGCTCAGAAAATGATGAGCCCGTTCTAGTAGGTGAACCGTTTATACGTGATATCAATGCTCTTATAGACGTAAGCTTATAGACGCTTCATATTAGCGACGAACGTATAAAATTCTGCACGCGTTGCAGCATCAGACATAAAATCACCGCTCAACTTACTTGTCTTCATTTCGCAACCATCATGCTTTACTCCGCGATTGCATGCACATGTATGTGTTGCACTCACTACTACCGCTACACCGCGATTTTTTTCGCACACCTCATGAATTGCATCATGAATCTGAATTGTTAGCCCTTCTTGAATCTGTGGACGACGTGCATAAAATTCAACAATTCTATTTAATTTCGAAAGCCCAATGACTCGACCATCAAGTGATGGTATGTATGCAACGTGTGCTACACCGGTAAATGCGAGGTGATGATGACTACACATGCTCTTAACCGGAATGCCTCCCTGGAATACTATACCATCATAGCCGTTGCTTGGAAATGATGTAACCTTAGGTGGCTCATTGTAGCAGCCTGATGCTAAGTCATTAACAAACGCCTTTGCAACCCGTAGAGGTGTATTGGTACTATTCGGATCATTGCGCCAGTCGAAGCCGAGTGCATCGAGATATGTTTCGTATGCTTTCGCTGCTCGCTCAATTATAATTCGCTTTTCTTCATCTGTGTGAGGGTGATTGCCATTAGCATATTGTATACGCACTTCCTTTATGTATTCTTCCATAGTATGATGTGATTATATTATATGAATATTACGTTATCAACTATAAATAATAGTGTGAGATTCGATTTATTGCTTGAGACATGCTTTAATAAGCTTACTGCATTACAGCGAGTACGTGTAAAAGTAGACCCATCAACAATACCGTATGCAAGTGATTTGAGTGAATGTCCGTCATATGAAGGTTATGTATTAGAAGAAAATGATGGCGTAGTCAAAGTATTAATGATACAGCCTAATGTCGGCGTCGAGACAATTCCTGCAGCGAGCGTTGAGCCGGTAGATGATGGATGTGATTCAAATATACTTGATGAACTCAAACGGTTTATTTTACAACATTTAAATTTACAAGAAAGTGATCCGTTGTTTGATCAAATACTTAATTGTACTAGTCTAGATGAAGTTGAGATATTCTTGCAACAATCAGGTCTCGGTGAAGGTGATATAATGGAATTGTATAAGGAGTTTATAGTATTATGAGTAAATTTAATGATCTCACAAAGGTATTACTCAATGAAGCACCTTTAAGCTCGTATGCAAAAAGCCTTGTTTCACCTAAAAGCTGGCGTCGCGGTATAGCAAAAACATTACACGGTGCAGGCAATGTTGCTGGTGTCTTAAAGGATCCTTATAAACCTGCAGGTCCGGAAGCTGTCTCTAGAGCTCTTAAAGGTGCTGCTAATATTATAAGCCCGGATCCAAGCAACGCATGGTCAAAACCTGAGGAGCCAGCATCACTTAAGTCCTCAGGCAAAACTGCTGCAGTACCGAAATTTAATGACCGGGATTATTTTAATGTAGTAATAAACGGCAAGGCATTTGCGGGAAAAATAATAAAAATAGCAGGCGCTTATGTTTTCGTAAAATTATTCAAACACCCGCAATATGGCAGTATTGTTGCACTTGTCAATCAGCGTGTACCGGAACTATTCTTTTATAAAGAAAAATTACCAAAAGGTAAGTCGCGTTATGTCGCAAATGCAAAGGCTGTAATTACATATAATAGTAAAAAGAGACACTGGGTTGCAACACTCAAATAATTGTAAAAAAATAGTTGATTTCAAAACCACAGGTATTAAAATATTCTTAGGTATTGATTTTAGATATTAGAAAAGATTAATAAAACAGTTGAATGCAGCAGCTTGTTGTATATAATAATTTTTATGAGTTTCGAGAGTACAAAAATAATTGATTTAGGTAGTTGCGCATTTCGTCAATGGAGAGCAGATCATAGTCACTGTAAGTTTATTCATGGTTATAGATTGGTTGCTAAATTTTGGTTTAGCTGCAGTGAGCTTGATGAAAAGAACTGGGTAGTCGATTTCGGTAATCTTAAAGAATTAAAGATAATTCTCGAGAAGCAATTTGATCATACATTATGTGTAGCTGCTGATGATCCTTTATTACCGTACTTTACTGATTTACATAAACACGGTGGTTGTGATCTACGCATAATGCCAGAAGGTGTAGGTATTGAGAAGACAGCGGAGTGGTGCTTTAAAGCTGCTGACGAATATGTTCGTAGAATAACAAACAATCGATGCTGGACAAGTAAGGTAGAGGTATGGGAGCATGAAAAAAATTCTGCACTGTATGTAGGTAATATAACTCCTTGTAAAGAAGAATTAACATCGAAACAAGAACCGGTACAACAAGAACCGGTACAACAAGAACCAGGAAATGAGCCGATACCTGCACGCATTGGTAATCAGGTTAGTTCAGGGTGGTCAAATCCGTTCGCTGGAACTAGCTGGGGTGTTTAATGTCTCCAGAGCACAGACATCAATTTTACGGTGGTGATATATCTGACTATATTATTAATAATAATCAGAAACAAGCTCAAATTCAGTTGCCATTTGATATAGGTCAAGATGACCTATCTAACATCTACGAAAAACAAATAAAAGGTAAGCCTAATATAGATACAACAGGTCTTATATCAACAGGAAGCATATTACCTAAATTTGATCGTGATCCACATTTTTGTAAAATACAAGATAACTTGTCCGCAACATTAAACGCTATTGCACAGCAAATAGGCTTAAATGATAATGACGGCACAGCAGTACTCCAGCCTACAACAATAGCGCTTAAGGATCAAACTGCAGCAGATATTGCTACTGCAAATAATAGTGTACTTAAGGCTATAGAAGAGCTTAAGAGTGCAGGAGCTGTTTTGTAGTATTGCAGGGCATTTGCTTGAATACGTGTGTTACGTACTTGCAGAGCTCGGATCTCACGATATGATCCTCTGTTAATTCAATACACTGTATGCCGTGAGCTCTTGCATCATCATTATTAAACGCATTATATACGGCATTAAAGCCGGACTTACCGGCTGGCAAGTCACTTTGATCAGGATCACCACAAATCATAACCTTACTAAATTCACCGATTCGTGTAAAGAGTGTCTGTAATTCGCGTATGGTTAAATTTTGACTTTCATCACAACAAACGAATTTAACAGAAAAATGTAAGCCGCGAGCGAAGTTTATCGGGCATACAGCAATTCTATTATCTTTTTCGAGACGTTTTATTTGAGGCTCAGCAATTAATTCATTAAATTTTTCGTTAAACGGTGTAAGATATACACCGAATTTTTCCATCATATCACCCGGTAAATAGCCAAGTTTTGATTCTGAGCTTTCAACAGCAGATCGCACGAGAACTATGTCAGATACCTTCTTTGCATTTAAGAGCTGTAACCCGAGATACATTGATAAAATAGTCTTACTAGTACCAGCAGGCCCCTTAAGCAGCATTAACTTTGTTTTTTTATTGAGAAATAAATTTATAATTTCTTTTTGTTTTTCAGTCCATGGAAGTTCTTTTATTTTTAGCTCAAAATCAATTTTTTCACGTTGTGCTATATAGGGTGAACTATCTGTTGGTATTTCGTTAGTGATGTTATTGCTAGCAACACTATTTTTTTTAGCTTTACTCATGTGCAAGTACTTATTATATTTCTCTTGATTAACCATAGACAACAGTTACAATCTACCATGTATGATAAACATAGATGAAGAAACGCTATTTTTAAGTGATGATAAGATATTTTATACAATTGAAGGAGAGGGTGAACATATCGGTACACCTTCAGTTTTTATGCGACTATCAATGTGTAATTTAACGTGCAGTAAATTTGAATCTGCAGACTCTCCGCATGGTTGTGATTCGTATGTATCGTGGTCGGTAAAAAACAAGATGACATTTCAGGAGATTTTTACGATGCTTGAGAAGGGATATCATATTAATCATCTTCAGAGTGGTAGTATTTTAAAGATTACAGGCGGTGAGCCCCTTGTACAACAGAAACAGCTTTTAAAATTTATAGAGTGCTTTATTACTCGCTATGGGTTTTTACCGAGAATAGATTTTGAGACGAACGCTACAATTTTACCTGCAAATGAATGGGTAGCATATTATAGAGCTACATTCACTACATCACCTAAGCTATCAACAAACGGTGACCCAGAGGAGAAGACATATAAACCTGAAGTTCTCAAATGGCATGTAGCGAATAATTCGGGGTTTAAGTTTGTTATAACCGTAGATAGTGATATTGAGGAGATTTGGAACAAGTACGTAAGGGATGACGAAGGTATAAACATTCCTACACATCGTATATGGTTCATGCCGTGTTGCGGCTCGCGTGATGAACATACACAGAAAGCAGCTGCGGTAGCAGAATATGCTAAGTATATGGGTGTAAAGTTTAGCCCACGCTTACAGCTAGTAATTTGGGATAAAGCGCTTAAAGTGTAATGCGGGCAGATAATTTTTCTGCAATAAAATCTGCGATATACTTGTCACTACTACGGCTCATAAGACGTGAATAATTGCATGCAGTAATATACAGAGCTTCGGCTAGCAGCTTGTGAAATTCTTCTGTATCTAGACGGCTTATATATTCAATTAGTTTAATTATTCGCGAAAGTCTACCATACTCATCAATAACATCATCATAATCTTCAGACCATAAATTACTAAAAGTCTTATAGCCGCACGTGCGCATATGCTTAAGGTACCCTGGTGTACCTACTACTATAAAGGGCATCTTATAGTAGATCGGTTTAAATATTTTTTCAGTAAAAAAACATGGTGTATTAGCACCACCAAAAAGCGTCTCTGTAACTACATATATCCCTGTAGAAGTTATAAATTTTTTATTTAAGGTATTCCACTGATTATATTCAAATGCCCTTACATCAACGACACTTGGGAGAAGTCGCTTAAATTCCACACGCTCAACCGGTGTCGTATTCTTAAACACACAGGCCGTGTTAGTCTGACCCCATATTTCCGAAACGTCAAATTTTGTTATATCACTAGCGTTTACAACGTCAATGTCGGGTAGGCTCCACAGGAAATTACTCAACAGATTTTCTCTATTTAGCAGCATTAAGAACATTACTCTGTGCTCACGCGGTACGCGATTTAAACAGAGAAATTTATTTTTAATATTGCATGCAAGTATATTATCAAGTCGCAGTGATTTATATTCTGCGATATTTTCTAATGCAAATTTATTTCTTGCTGTTGACTCAAAATAATTAAACCCGCAATATACGCCGTTACTATCTGCCACGATACGTGGTGACGGCGTCGTACTATTACAGAAAAGTATTACATTATGCATCTCAATACTATCTTTCTCTAAGAGCTCTTTAATCCTTTTAACAGTATTACCGCTGCACGAATAACCTTCATGGCTGTGTGATATTAATAATAAGCATTTATTATTTTGTAATTTATCTATTATTATTTCTGGTAGTATTTCAGTAAATGAACAAATACCATCAGCCAGATGATCAATTGAGTAACGTAAATGTATTTCATAGACAAATTTCTCATTAAACGGTATTTTTGATAATCGCGCCTGCTTTGTGTCAGGATTAACACTTTTACATAAATCAAAAAATGTCATGTGTGCTGAATCATTACGTACCAGATATTTTAACGCATGTGGTGAGTGAGGAATTTGTTTGGCAAAAAATAACATTTTTTTTATTTATACATGTCTTAATAAAAAGAAACATTATTGAAATGTTAGAAAATGTTTATAAGTTATATTTTATGAGAATTGCTATTTCCGGATCTGCCTGTCAAGGTAAGACAACACTTGTCAATGATATTCTTGCAAAATGGTCAATGTATAAACGGTCAAAAGAGTCATACAGGACATACATTAAAGAAAATAATATTAAGCTTAATAAAGAAGTAGCAAAAGAATCGCAACTTGAAATTTTAAAATTATTACTGTCAGATATTAAGAGTACATCAAAAAATGATAATATTATTTTCGACAGATGCTGTTTGGATAATATTGTATATTCACTCTGGAGTAACGCAAAAAATGCATCAGATATT